GCGTTCTTTGTTACGAGCATCTTGACGTTCTCTTGACCAGCGAATCATGTCGATAACACTGTTGTAAGGTGTCTGATTAAATTTGAATGTGTAGTCCATGTGTCACCTCTTAAATACTTGCTAATGTTAGTGAAAGATCGTTATTCATCTTTTGCTGGTCAAGGTCAATCATGCTCTGAAGTTTAGACTTATTCCAGTTCTGGAAGTCTTCGGCTAATCCACCATAAAGACTTAACTGAGTATCCTTAGCATTCTTCAACTGATTCAATCTGTTCTGACCTTGCTGAATCTTTGCATTCCAAAGATTGTAAGCAAACTGTCTATCCTGATTCATTGCAGCAAGAGCATCTTTGTAAAGATCTTCGTTCTTATCTGCAACAGCTGTAGCGATCTGATTAGCAGCACCAGTTCCTCTACCGATACCAGCACCAGCAGCTCTAGCTTGAACAGCATCACCAGTCTTTTCGATCAAAGCTTCTCTGTTTGGCGCATAATAGTCATCGACATTGTAGTTGTTGTCGAAATCTTCTGCATCATACACAAATTCGTTTGGATCATAGTCAGCAACAAGTTCAGTGTACTTGTTTACATCTGCTTGTGAACCAATAGACGGATTGTCTTTGTACCACTGTGTTACAGCGTCTTTAAGTTGTGCAGTAGAAGTGTTGAGCTGTTGAGCAGCTTTTTCTAGAATTCTGCGTCTTTCTTTTTCGTCTTGTGCTTGTTCGTAAGCGCTGAAAAGACCAGCTGCTAAACCTACAGCACCACCAGCTAAAGCACCCCAAGGTCCAAATGCTGCACCAGCTGCTGCACCGGTTCCAGCACCTTGAATAGCGTTACCCGCATAATTAGCCATAATAAAACCTCTTTCAATATTTATGTTACGTATTGGTTATGTGGAAAATGATAGTAGCAATACCCTTTACTGCTAACTTGTTGTTATCTGCTGCTTGAACATGTCGTCCACCTTCATCAGTATAAGCAAATACTCTATGATTAGGAATTTCGATAGTACAGTCAGCAGTTGTGTTAATGATACACACATTCTTAATGATTGACAATTGATAGTCAGAAGTATACTGCTTGGCATACTTGCCAACAAGAGCCAAGCAGACTTCATTGTCATCACTAAACTGAGTTATATCATCAAGTTTTACTTTGTTTAGTGCCATGTTAACTCCTAGAATCTATCGATCAAGTCGTATGAGATCTTAGCGCCAAGTATTGCAAAGTTTACTGGATCTGAACAGCTGAACTCTAGACAACAGATATTGTGTAGTCCGAGTCTCCACCATTCAAGCACATAGTCATAACGACCTTGTGGACCGAGTAACCCGATTTCCTGATTGCTAAAGTTACCGCCAGATTCAGAGTAGCGCATCATGATCTTCGGTACTAAGTTTGCATCATCAAAGTCACCAAGATTAGCGATTAGACGAACACTGTTTACAATGTAGTCTTGATAATTGTTCATCATCATTCCGCTACGTCTGATTCTCACCATTGGACGTCCATCGTATTCGTCGTACTTGTTTGGGTCTAAAAATACGAGCTTACCATCTTCAGTACCGAACATGATTTTGCTTTCATGCAATGTAGCAAATAGAAGTCTCCAATAGTGTTGAACGTTAGTCTTTTCATCTTTACTTGAACGTCTATGCCACTTCTGTTCTAGAATGTCGAACACATAAGTGTAGTCATCTTCGTAGAACGTAATAGCGTAGAACATGTGACCAGATTCTGTCCAACACTGACCAACAGCATCACTTGGATTCTTCATCTTGCTGATGTGTCTTTCGATGTCAGGTGTACTGATCTTTGTCAATTGATTAGCACGCCAATAGTAAATTCCGTTTTCACCAATTGCAGATGCACCAAGATAGAAGACATAGTCACCAACTGTAGCAATACTTCTTACAGCTTTAATACCGATGCTGTTTGCTGCATTAGTTGGGCTAACGAAAGGTGCTTCAGCGTCTGAGTTATAGTTGAAGATCTGTGTGCTCTTCGGTCCGAATGTGTAAAGCAATGTACTGTTAGATACAAGTGCTGTAGTGTTATCAGGACTCCATTCAGAATATGTTACGAACCCATAGTCTTTGTAACCGACTTCAGTAGGATGTGAGCTATCAATCATAAAGATGTCGTAGTCGATCGAACCTGGTCTGTTCATTTCTTCACGTTCAAATGGATACTGATATGTAGTGTAGAATGCATCAGTACCACTATCATTGACAACTAAGTAGCCGTACAAATATGCACAGTGTGTCGGAATGATTCTCTGACTTGGTTGTTCAGGATCTTCTTGTCTTACACGATAAGGTAACGCAATTGATCTGCAACCGTCTAAGCTTGGGTCTCTCATGTCTTCAGGACTGAGTTCAGTGTTACATGCAATTACGTTAGCACCATCAACAACAATCAAGTGTGGATGTGCACTACCTTCACCACCAGTTTCACACATACTAACAGGCTCATCAGTGTTAGTCAATGAGCTGTAGATTTCAGTTGCAACATACTCACCATCTACATTGTTGATGCAGTAAAGTCTTGGTCCAAACACAGCAAATAGAACAGGGTAGCCATCAGCACCCCTTGATGCTTCAAAGATTCCTCTACACTTTCTATCTGTGATATCACATAGCAATGTCGAACCATTGATGCTACGAATAAGTGATGAAGCAGATGCGCCATCACCTTGATGTTCTTCGTACATGTTGATGCACTCAGAAAGATTAGCAATACGAATATCGCTAACTTCCTGACCACCAACAATGTTCTCAATAAGATTTACTCTTGCCATCTTATACTCCTAAGAATCGACCTGCAACAAAGTCACCGTATGTCCACATCGCCTTTGTGAAATCTCTACCGATAAATTTGTTGACTGAAGAACCACGTCTAACATTGTGTTCAAGTTCATCGAGTCTTGCCTTCAAGATCTGAACAGTTGCTTCACTAAGTCTTGGATATGCAACACTGAAGTCATAGACTAATGCAGCATTGAATAGTGCAACGAACTGCTTTGGAATGTTGAACTGAGTATCCATGTCGAATTCGAATGCTTCGTTGTAGATCAACTTAAGCTTGTACTGACTGATTGGCAGTGTCTTCTTCAACAAGATCTTCGAGCATTTGTCTGTCAATGGCAACACACTGTAGATCTGATTTGTCAATCCGTACTGATAAAAGTCTTCGTAAGCAACAAAGTTAAGTTCATTCCAGTCTACAACGTTGTTGCCCTTAGACTGAATGTAAGCTTGTGTAACTTCTTGCAAATTCTTTATTTCGTAATCAGGTACTTGCTCGAACACATCTTTACGTTCTTTAGCATTACCAACTGGAATCCACGAGAATGTAGAAGTAGTGATATGTCTTGCTTCATAACATTCTTTTGTGTCTTTAGCACAAATGATCTTGCCATAGTACTCATCATCAGCAGGATCCATGTCATTGAGTGTTTCTGCGTAATCGACGAAGATAACGAGATTTTCGTAGTCTTCTGTGATTTCGTACTCACCGATGATGAACTCATGCTTTTCAAGTTCGATGTCTAATTCTTTACGTGTAAACTGTAGCAAGTTTGTGTTTGAATATTGTGCTGCTCTTTTCTTGAGCAATTGCAAACCAGACACCATCAGATTAGCAGGTGCTGGTTGACTTCTGCTGCACAAGCCTGTTTCATCAAGTGCATTAACGATTAAATCTCTCACTGAAATACGTGACATGAAAACCTCTTCTATTTCTTAAGTTTCATATGTAAGTTGTACCACTGACCAAGAGAAGGACTACGCAACCATCTAACCATTTGCATTTCTGTCATCGGATAATAATATTCTTTATTTCCAATTCTAACAGTTGCTGTTCTTTTACTCGGTCTGTATCTGATATTTTTTATGAACGTAGATGCAGGATAACCAGGAACATTCGAATAAGGTTCATCAGCCTCAATTACACGATATTCCTGATCTTTCTGAGGATCTTCTACATCAAGTCCACGAAGTTTACGCCATAATGCAGTAAAATGATCCATCATATTGCTATACTCCCGAAATCTTGCTCATGATTTCTAGTTTCTTCTTTTCAAGATCTGCAAGTTCTTGCTTCAACTTGATGACTTCGATGTTCTGATCAGATTCAAGCTTAACAGCATCGTTAGTCATGTCAGCATCAGCTTTAGCAGCATCGATGTTAACCTTTGCTTCTTCGATGTCAAGCTTACGATGTTCAAGTTCAACATCGTCGATATGCTTTTGAACTTCGATAATGTGCTGTTCCTTAGCGTTCAAGAGCTGTAAGTTAGCCATGTCAAGTTCTTTCTTAAGTTCAGCATTAGCAACGATCTGTTGTTCAAGTTCAGCCTGTGTTTCTTCAAGCACAGCATTCATCTTGTTCAAGACAGACACAGCTTGTGGATCTTCACCCTGATTGCTATCACTCAAGAACATGACATCTTGACTGTTGGCAACAATATCAGCAACAAGTGGTTCCTTGAGATCGTTGTCAAATGTTTCAGCAACATGCTTAGCAATGATTGTCTTTGTCTTGTCATCAACGATTGAGCTCAAAGCTAGAAGTTCTTGACGTCTCTTCATCATTCTTGTGATGATCTGTGGTCCGTTGATGAGCTTGAACGTTGGCAACTTGTCAATGTTCTCAACATAGCACAAGCATTCAAGAATAGTCTTTGTCAAGCTGTACAATGTGTCAGATGCGTTTTCGTACAAGCTGTTAACGTTGCTTTCTGAGTTGTTCTGCTGTACAAGAATTTCAGTAGCAGTTTGACTGTTCATTGCAGGATTGATGCCACCGACAGGTACACCGATGACCTGAGCCATCAAGTTATTAGCGCTATCGATCGTGTTCATCAGGTCTTGAGTCTGATAAGATTCGATGATCGGAATTGGCTTTTCACCGCCATCAGGGTTGTACAGTGCTACGAGTGATTCCTTCGTCTGTAACTTTTTGTAATATTCTGTGAGCCCATCGATCATTTTCGGCGTCATCAGATAGTTAGCTTTCGGGCTACGATTAGCACGTTCAAGCAATGTCGAATAAGCAATGTTGAGACCGTACTGAAGGTCAGCTGTCATGTCGACTATACCATTGTAATCGATCTTGTTGTTACGAATGATTTCGTTAAAGCAAATTCTGAAAATAGGAATACGACTGATAGGCAATTCGACTACATCTTGAATTATCTTGTTACCACATACCTTGTAGAAGTTAACTTTGCCAGCATCGTTCATTTCCCAGTAAGAGACAATCGGAATACTGTCATCAGGAATGTCCCATTGTGATCCGATGTCTTCAAGTGCATACGATTCATCGAAGTCCATGACGTCTTCACCGTATAGTCTCTTTGCTTTAGTCTTTGAAATGAAGTTTACAACTGCACCTTTTT